TACTATATCTCTTTATACCTCCCCCTATTTCTCAAAAAAATAAAACAAAATATAAAAAAATAAAATTAACGAGGCCAAAAAAATCCCGGGACCCCTTTTTTCCTAGACTATTTTCTTGCAAAGTGTAAAATAATATAGGCACAGGTTAACAAATCTTAATGAAAAAAAATAAAAAAAACAAAAATATCGACAAATCACCTTATGTTCATCAAGACGAAAAGTTAAAAGGCAAGCTCCAATTTAAAAATAAAATCCAATGGACAGAAAAACAAAGAAAATTTTTAGAACTGGCCTCTAATAAAGATGTTAAAGTAGTTTTTGTTAAAGGGCCTGCTGGCTCCAGCAAGTCTATTCTTATAGTCTATGCAGCTCTTCAAATGCTAGACGATAAAAAAATATCAGAAGTAATGTACATCAGGTCTGCTGTTGAAAGCTCCGAGTCTAAAATAGGTTATCTCCCCGGCACCAATGATGAAAAAATGATGTATTACAACCTGCCTTTTATGGAAAAGTTGGGAGAGCTTCTTTATAGCCCCGACATTGAAATGCTTAAAAAAGAAGAAAGAGTAACATGTTTTTCAACAAATTTTGCTCGCGGCATGAGCTGGAATGCTAAAGCTATTATAATGGATGAGGCTCAAAATTCGTCTCGCAAAGAGATTATTACTATTTTAACTAGAATAGGGCAATTTTCTAGGTGTTTTGTACTGGCCGACCCTCTTCAAACAGACCTTACTAATGGTAAATGCGGCGGATTTGAAGAATTGTTTCAACTTTTCAACAATCAAGAAGGGCGCGACAATGGTATTTATACCTTTGAGTTTACTGAAGAAGACATTATGCGCTCTGAACTTGTTAAATATATAGTTAAAAGAGTGGGCCAGCTCCCAATTAAGAAAATTTAATTTTATTTATTAATTCTTCTTTGTTATATATTTTAGGATTACCATTTTTGACTAATAAAATATATTTAATTTTATCTTCATTTACTTTTTTGATAAAATTAAAAGTATCGCCCCAATTTCTGCAAGCCACAAAATCAAGACTAATTGCATTATAGTCAGGATTTGGTTCTTTATAAGCGTTTTTAATTAATTCATTAACAATGTTTTGTGGATCTTCTATATAAATTTGATTCCACAAAATGTAAACATAATCATCATTATAAAAATATCCTTTATATTTTTCAATCTGATCTGAAAAGGTTTCTAAAGCTTGATTTAAATTATTTTCTCTAATTAAAAAATCACTGTTGGGGTGATATTTAATTAATAATTTTTGGCAGTCAACAAAAAAATCGACTTTTTCTTCAATTGATAAAAAATTTAAAGATTTATTCATAAAGTGTAAATTATTTAATATACTAAGGTCTTTTTATTATAAAATAATTTAAATATGAATATCAAAAATAAATATTGTCATAATTGTGGAATTAAATTAGTTCCAACAGCAAAATTTTGTACTGATTGCGGAACTTCACAAGCTTCACTTTCTGCAAAGCCACCGCCGCCAGAAGAATCAGCGCCGAAATCCTTACAAAAAAATTTACAAAGACCTCAAAATACTTTTACACCAGTTTCCAATATTGATGATGATGATGAAGATAGTTATATAGATCACATTGATCATTTAGAAGTCTCTATTTCTTCTCTTGAAGTTGATTTTGGTAGACCAAGCTCTAAAAAAGAAACAGTTGGTCAATTAATGAATGAAGGTTCAGCTTTACCCCAAAACGCAGAAAATTTTACAAGGGCTACTCCTGGACCAGTAGATAACAAAGCATTTTTAGAACAATTTAGAAACGAAGCTGGCACATTAAGAAATAAATAAAATGCCAAAAATTAAACGCCCAAAATTTGAAGACTGTTTAGATTTAATAAACATAGAAATAAACAAAAGAAAATCAAAATGGAATTTATCTTCCATTGCTTGGATGGACTTTGATGATGTTTCTCAAATTATTAGATTTCATATACATCAAAAGTGGAAACAATATAATCCCGAAAAACCACTACAACCATGGATTAGTATAATAATTACCAATCAATTAAGAAATTTAATAAGAAATCATTACACAAATTATGCTAGGCCATGTTTAAGGTGTGATGCAGCGATAGATAATGATGGTTGCAAAATTTATAAGGAACAATGTGAATCATGCCCCCTTTATGCACATTGGAAAAAAAATAAACAGCCCGCCACTTTTGTAAAGCTCCCAGTTTCTATAGAAAATCATAATTACGAAGTTCATGGTATTGAAGACAATTATTCATATAGAACAGAAGACATTCAAAAACTGCACGATATAATGAAAAAAATATTAAAACCAATAGAATATCAAGTCTATAAAGGTTTATATATTGATCATTTAGATGAAGCAGCTGTAGCAAAAAAATTAGGTTTTATTTCAAACGAAAAAGGAAGATCTCCCGGCTATAGACAAATTAAAAATATAACTAAATCAATAATTATAAAAGCAAAAATTTACATAGAAAAAGAAGGTCTAGATTAATATGGAAACTCCAAAAGAATTAGAGCTAACTTCTGAGCAAGAGAAACAAATGTTGGATCTTTGGAACAAAAATCCAAGCTCTCCTCCTGGTTTAAAAGAAATTACAAAAGAAATTTTCGGCGGCGATTTTGATGGTAGAAGCGCGCAGGGGAGAGCAGTTAAAAAGTCATTATTAAAATTTAATCTTCGCGCAAAAGCAACAAGCGACTATACTCCTAAAACAGCGGAAGTTCAATTAACGGAAGAGCAAAAACAATTTATTATTAATAATGTCGCCACAATGAATTCTTTAGAAATTTCAAAGATTCTTTTTCAAAACCCAACTCTTACCAATTTAAACGCCGAAACTCGCGCAGTTAATGATTTCGTAAAAACTTTAGATACAAAAGTTGTTTATAATCAAAATCAAAATGATGATATTCCCACGGAAGATTATCAGCCCCCGGCTACTTTAGAAAAAGTATTAAGAAGAGTTAATAAGTATGTAAATTGCAATCTTGATAAAGAAAAACTTAATAATAATCAAAGAAAAGGATTAGAAGCCTTAATTAATTATCTTCACACATTTAGGTTTATTAGACAAATGAATACTTATGATAGTCAAGACGACAGAACTCTTTGTGAAGATGCCTTTATTCGTTATACTTACGATAAACCAGATTTAAATCAAGAAGAGGTTGACCAATATATTGAACTTTCTAATCAAGTGGTTCAAGGATTTAAAGTTCTTAGAAGAAGTGAAAGAATGCAATTTGCGCTTGAACAAATTACCGGTAATGATCCAGAAACAATGAAAGTTTCTATGGGTCTTGTAGAAGCAATTGGAAAAGCTAGCACTGAGTATGATCAATGCATTAAACGTCAACAAAAATTATTAGATGATCTTAAAGAAAAAAGAAGCACAAGACTTTCAAAACAGATAAAAGAAACTGCTTCTATTTTAAATCTTGTTCAACTTTGGCGAGACGAAGAAGAGCGTATAAAAATGATAAAATATGCCGAAATTGAACAACAAGCAGTTGCCCAAGAAGTTGAAAAATTAACAAGTATGGAAGATATAAAAGCCAGAATATTTGGATTAGATAAAAATGAAATATTAAATGGTTAATATGGAAGTTTTTTGTAAAATTTGTCAATTAAAATTTGATGGTGATTCTTCTTTTCATAGCCATTTAAAATCTCATAAAATTAGACAAGCTGAATATTATCAAACTCATTATCCTAGATACGATAAGTTTGATAAAACAATTATAAAATTTAAAAACAAAGAACAATATTTTAATACTGAATTTAACTCCAAAATTTCTTTTAAAAGTTGGATTTTATCCGTTTCTTCAATTATTGCAGAATCCTATACAAAAGAAATTCTTTCGAAAAGAAAAGAAAAAGGCAAAATAAAATTTGCTCCCACCCAAGTTGAATTAAAAACAATGATGATGCCGGGAATTAAATTCATTAACGAAAAAATAAAAAATTATAATAATTTTTGTAAAGAATTAGGTCTTGAAATTAAATTTTTAAAAGAATCTTTAAATGAAAACGAATTTAAAAATATAACTAATAAATATATTTTTACAGATTCAAGAGAGCAAAAAGCTTTAGAATTTGATAACCGTACCAAAGTTAAAGGAATGTCTTTTGGTGATTATAGAATGAAAGATTCTTCTATTTATATAGAAAGAAAATCAATAAATGACGCTTGGGGCACTTTAACTGGAGGATACGAAAGATTTGAAAGAGAAATTCTTAGAGCAAAAGAAGCCGAAGGTTATTTGGTTATTTTGGTAGAAGGCCCTTTTAATGAATTAGAAAAATTTCCAACTCAAAGACAGGTTTATGGAAAAATCAAAATTCCTGTAGAATTTTTATATCATAATATTAGAGAACTTTGTCAAAAATACAATCATATTCAATTTTTATTTGTTAAAAATAGAGAAGAAGCAAGTAGAGTTATACAAAAAATTTTTGCAGCAGACGAGCAAGTTAAAGATGTTGATCTTCAATATCTTTATGACATAGGAAAATTATAATGTGGTATAGTCCTTTAAAATACGAAAAAAACATAATAGATGTAAACAAAGAATTCTTGAACCTTAAAGGCGAACTTGACGAAAGACAAGCAAGAGTTACTTTGGCAAAATTTCTTTATCGTAATCTTGGCTTTACCACAGAACTTCTGACTGGAATAAGACTTTATCCAGATCAAATTATTAATATTAAAGGAATGCTTAATAGTAATTATACAATGTGTGTTTGGGGACGTGGTTTAGGTAAAACATTTTCAGCGGCAATATTTTGCATTTTACAAAGTATATTTTTTCCAAAATCAAAAATTCTAATAGCTGGACCTACATTTAGAACTGCGCGTTTTATTTTTAATTATATTGAAAAAACATGCGACAGCCCTGGGGCTCAAATGTTATTTCAAGCAATGGGCGTTAAATCAAAAAGAAATGATGAGTTTAGGTGGAATATTAATGGTGGAGAAATTGTGGCCATTCCCCTTAATGGAGAAAAGATTCGTGGTTTTCGTGCGAATGTGCTTGTTATTGACGAGTTTCTTTTGATGAGTGAAGATATTGTTGAAAAAGTTTTAATGCCATTTCTTTTAGCTCCACAAGACATTGATGAAAGACAAAGAATTCGCAGAAAAGAAGATGAATTGATTAGAAGAGGTCTTTTAAAAGAAGAAGATAGAATGAAATTTCCTAATAAGGCAAAATTTATTGGACTTTCTTCCGCCAGCTATACTTGTGAATTTTTATATAAAAAATATGACGAATTCATAAAAAAAATATATGATCCAAGTATGCCAGAAACTGGAGAAAAATATTTTATTAGTCAATTAGCTTGGAATGCTATCCCGGAAGATCGTATAGATAAATCAATTATTGAGTTAGCAAGCAGTAATGAATCTAATCAAGCAACTTTTAAGCGTGAATACGGTGCTCAATTTATTGATGGTTCTGACAGCTATTTTTCGATGAAAAAAATGTTAGAATGCACAGTTCCAGATGGTGAACCTTCTTCTATACAAATAAAAGGAGAAAAAGATAAAAAATATATTTTGTCAATTGACCCCAACTTTTCTAATTCTCCTACCGCCGACCATTTTGCAATGTGTTTGATAGAAATAGACGAAGATCCAAATAAAATTTCTGGAACCGTTGTTCATAATTATGCCAAGGCAGGAAAAGACTTAAAAGATCATATAAAATATTTTTATTTTTTAATAAAGAATTTTAATATAGAAATGATTATTATTGATTATGCTGGTTATCAATTTATCGAATCAGCGAATGAAAGTGAGTGGTTTAAAAAAGATAAAATAGAAATCAAAATTTTTGAATTTTATGCAGAAAAAGATGGAGCAGAATTAGAAGATCAATTAAAGAATGCTAGAAGGTCTTATAATAAAGAAATAAATAGGATTGCTTTTACTCAATATTTTACGACTGATTTTATTAGGAAAGGGAATGAATGGTTGCAGGGATGCATTGATTATAAAAAAATATGGTTTGGTTCTAATATAAAAGCCGATGCTTCAACTTTTGATAAAGCAATATCAACAGAAATAGGAGAAGATTTAAATTTAGTTGATGAAGATTCTTTGGGTGATTTAATTGATGAACAGGAAGTGTTAATGAGGCAGACGAAATATCAATGCGCTTCTATAGAAGTTAAATCTACTGCGAAAGGAACTCAAAGCTTTGATCTTCCGCAAATAATGAAAAGAGACCATTCTTCCAGCAGGATGAGGAGAGACAGTTATACTGCTTTAATGTTAGGATGTTGGGGAATAAAATGCTATAAAGATATTACTAAAGTTACAGAAAATGATTCTCAATCGACATTTGAGCCTATTTTCCTTTAAAAAGTGTATTTACACATAAATTAATATAATAAATTGGACTAAGGAATCAAATGGATAGTTTAATTAGATTAAATCAAATTTATCAACCAGAATTATCTGGTTATATTGCCAATATAGTAAGTTCTTTCTTGACTTTTAATACTTCTGGCGATATAATTCCTTCTGGATCTGGGCTAAAAAACCTTGGTTCTCAAACAAATTATTATAAAAATCTTTATGTTAATGGAATTTCCGTCCCTTCTGGTAGTGGAATTACAATTGGAAATACTTTCTTTACTGCTTATTCTTCTGGTGGAGCGGGAATTGTTCAAGTAGGTCAATATAAAATAACTTCTTCTGGAAATTTTATCTCTATTCAAGGACCACAAGGAATTCAAGGTCTAACTGGTCCAACTGGTCAAACAGGACCAACTGGAGCTGGAATAACTGGCGTTTCTTATGATCAAGAAAATTTTGTATTAACATTAAAACTTTCAAATGGAGTTGAAACAGGAGTAGAGGTGCCCGCATTAATTGGGCCAAGTGGAGTTAGTGTTACTGGATTTTTAAAAAGCGGAAATTTTATATTTCCAAAATTTGAATATCCTAATGGTTTTGGAGAAGCAATTGAGTTGCCAGCGGGGCCCCAAGGAATTCAAGGAGAACCAGGTACAGTAAAATTATATTTTATTTCTGGCGAAGATCAAGGATCTTTTTCAAAAGTAAATTTTCCAAATAATGTTTTATTAACAGATTATTACAACGAAAATTCTTTTCCTACTATTTCTTTGATGAAAGGAATGTCTTATACATTCAATTTATCTGGATTACAAACTCATGAAATAACTGAACTTGAATATTTATTTTTAACTGGAGCTTTAAATAATCCTAATATACCAAGCTCAATTATTGGAAGCAAAATTAATTATTATTTAGATCCACAAAATGGTACTGGATATTGGAGAATTGCATTTTTCGATTCTCAGGCTTCAACTGGAATATATAGCGGTTTATATAATAGCGAAACAGATTTTTACAACGCATACTCTGGCAAAAATTTAGAAGTTTATGGAGACTCTTTTTATACTGACGTAAATAAAACTTATTTCACTTTTAATACTAAATTTTCAGCAAAAGATCAATATAAATATGGATTTGTAGTTTATTCTTTAGGGGAATTAGGAGATGAAGTTTTAAATAATGGTTCAATACCTAATTCAAATTCAATAGCTATTATTGCTGGTGATTTAGATATATCTTCTGGAGTAGGTCCCAGAGGTTTAATTGGGCCTCAAGGTCCAGATGGTCCGCCTGGAACAGGAGTAGGCCCTAAAGGAGATGATGGAGCAGGAATTTCTGCGGTAGAACAAGGATCTTATCAAATAAGATTTATTTTTGAAAACAATACTGTTTCTGATTGGATTAACTTACCTTCTGGAGGACCATCTGGATTGCAAGGGCCACCAGGCTCTTTAATCAACTATTTTCTTGGAGAATATTCTGAAAGCACTTTTTATAAACTTAATGATACGGTATCTAGGTTTGGTTCTACATATATATATACTGGATCTTCGTCTGGACAAGGTTATAATCCAGAAAATGGAATTTATTGGCAACTTTTAGCAAAAAGTGGACAAAAGGGGGAAACTGGAGCTGTCGGAGCGCAGGGAATAGCGGATAAATATAGTTCAAATTTTTATACCATTTCTGGATTTCCTACGGGCGCATTAAATTATGCTAAAGATATAACTGGAATTACTGTAACTGGAATAAATTTAAGTGGAATAAATTCTAAATTTAAAGTCGGAGATAGGGTTTCTTTTATAAATTCTGGAATAATTGGATATTCTTACACTCCTTATCAAAATATAATCGTATCTTCAAATTCAGTTAATGATTCTTATTTTTATGGATCAATAAATAGTTATAATTCAAATAGTGGAATTATAAGTTTTACAGTCTTGTCTGGGGGCACAGGAGTAGTCGGCACAACAATTTTAAATGGAGATTTTCTGTGGTATAATTATGGAAATGTCACGATAAATTTGGGAGCTAACTTAATGAGTGGGGCAGTCGGTCCTCAAGGACCAATTGGCCCCCAAGGTCCATCTGGAAATCCATCTTTATTAAGAAATTCAGGAATTTTATATTTAAATTACAAAGCTGGAGGAAATTTTATTTTAAATCCTGCGGAAATGGATGTATTTAATATTACAATAACTGGAGATAATACAGCCGGAAATACTCCAATAGGAATTGGTTTTGATTGGGATTATTTTCAAACTGGAAAATGTGTTTTAGTTAGAATAAAAAATAGTGGTGTTCCTAACGGGAATCTTGAACCTCCTTTGTTTTATTTTACAGGAGAAAATAATGATAGTAGTTTTATAAAATGGCCTGGAGGAATTTACACTAGACCAAATAGTGGAGAATTTTATATTTATTCAATATTAAGGTTTATGGATGAAGACGACGAAACTTTATGTTTTGGAACGTATTCTAATCCATATAGATAAAAAAATTTATGAAAAAGAAAAAATCTTTAAAAAAGATAGAAACAAACGCTGCTGAATCTAACGAATCTTTGTTAGAGAATAAATCTCCAACGAAGAGGAATAAAAAAAGTAAAAATTTTAATCCAGAAATGATTTCTGAAGCATCAACTGTCACTGATATGCGTAGAAACGCAGCCTCTACTATAGAAAGAACGGAAAGGTTTAAAAATATTGACGATGGATTAGTTCCTTTTCGTAACTCAAATGCAATCTACGGACCAGATAAGTCTGCGGTTGATATTCGTGATGCAGTAATTTTATGTCAAAAATGTTATTATAACTTCGCTCTTTTTAGAAACATTATCGATTTAATGACTGAGTTTTCTATAGATAATATTTATTTTAAAGGAGGAAACAAACAATCCAGAGCGTTTTTTGAAGCATTATTTAAAAAAATAAATATTTGGGATTTACAAGATAAATTTTATCGTGAATATTATAGGAGTGGTAATGTTTTTATTTATCGTTTTGATGCAGAAGTTAAACCAAACGATATTAGAAAATTAATTCAAAGTGTTGCAGCAAAAAAAGATCCATATGCTGACAAACGTGTTAGCCCAATTGGAGATCCAGTTTTAGATCAAAACAAAATAATGGGAGATCCTGGATTAGACAGAAATAATCAAATGGGTTATCCAACGGGTTACCCCACTAATAAAAAAACTCCAGAAAATCCTCTTCTTCAACAAGGAGACGTTGAATTAGAAATTGAACCAATGAAAATGCCAGCAAGATATATAATTTTAAATCCAGCTGACATAAACATGCTTGGAACTGCAAACTTTTCTTATGGTATTTATTATAAGATTTTAACTGAATATGAAGTTTCAAGACTTCGCAATCTTCAAACGGAAGAAGATATTGAGGTTTTTAATTCTTTACCTACGTTTACTAAAGATCAGATTCGTGCCGGTGTTCGTAGCGTCTATATACCATTAGACACCAAAAAAGTAAAAATTGTTTTTTATAAAAAACAAGATTACGAACCTTTCGCTGTGCCAATGGGATATCCAGTTCTCGAAGACATTAATGCAAAAATTGAAATGCGCCGCATAGACATGGCTATTTCAAGAACGATGCAGCAAATTATACTTTTAGTAACCGCCGGAACAGAACCCGAAAAAGGCGGCATTAATCAAAAAAATCTTGAAACACTAAAAACTCTTTTTAACAATCAATCAGTTGGTAGAGTATTAATTGCTGATTATACAACTAAAGCAGAATTTATTGTTCCAAAAATCGCAGAACTTTTAGATCCTAAAAAATATGAAATTATTGATAAAGATATTAACGTTGGCCTCAATAATATTTTCTTGGGTGGAGAAAAATTTGCCAACCAACAAAAGAAAATAGAAATTTTTGTTAAAAGACTCGAACAGGCAAAAGAAGCATTTCTAAATAATTTTTTAATTCCTGAAATGAAAAGAATATCAAAATCTTTAAATTTTAAAAATTGTCCAATGCCTTATTACGATGACACTCTTCAGAAAGATGACCCAGCATATACTAAAATCTATTCTCATCTTTTAGATGTCGGCATATTAACTCCAGAGCAAGGAATAGAAGCTATACAAACTAATCGTTTGCCAGAAATTGATGATTTAGAAGAGGGACAAAAGAAATATAAAATGCAAAGAGATGCTGGTCTCTATGTTCCTTTAATTGGTGGACAAAAAATAGCAGAAGCTGGACGCCCAGCAGGTTCATCTGCTCCGCAAACCACTAAAAAAGTTTCTCCAATTGGAGCCAAAGCAAATGAAGAAAAACAAGAAATTCAATTTAGTCTTTCTAAACTAAAAGACAATATGATTCTTTCTCAAGAAATTGAAAAAGATATAATTTCTCAATTAAAAAAGAAACATAAAATTAAAAAATTAACCGATGTTCAATTATCGGTCGCTTCTGAAATATTGAATACTATAATTGCTAATGAAGAAATTGACAATTGGAAAAGTTCAGTGGAAAATTATTGCAATAATCCAATTGACAAAAATCAAGAAAGAGTAAACAAAGTTCTTTCCATAGCTACTGAACATCAAGTAGATACTTATATGGCTGCGCTTTTATATGCAAGCAAAAAATAAATGTCATTTCAAACATTTAATTTATTTAACTTTTTCCAACAGCCAAATACTGGCGAAATACCAAAGCCAGATTCTTTTGGAATAATTCCTTTAAATATTGATTCATTATCAAGCGGAAAAGTAGCTGATTATAATTGGTCTTTTCCTTACATAGATAGATCAATACCTTCTGAGATTTTTGAATCAAATCAAGGAGGAGTATTTCCAATTAATTTATTTTCTGACACTTTATTTCAGAATATTATTGGAATAAGAAGACCTTCATTTTTTAATAATGTATCTGGTGAATTTTATAAAGACACAAATAAACAGTTTACTAACTTAAGTGTTTCCGGAAATTTTTTTTCACATAAAAAAGATTTTTCTAATTTACAGATTACTTTATCCGGCGAAATAAAACAAAATTTATATGAATTTTATTTATTTAAAAATTATATAAGCGGAGAAATTTTAAGTGGAAATTCTAATTTTAATGTTTTAGATCAAAAAATATCTGGCAAAATAAATGATTTAAAGACAAACTTTAATCAATTGAAAATTAATGTTTCAGGAGAGGCAAAAGATTTTTCTTCATTACAAAATTATTTTAATTTAAAAATAAGTGGAAATTTTTTCCCATTAAAAAAAGATTTAGCGAACATTGAATATAAAATTACAGGTTATTCAGCCCAAAAAAATATAGAAAGATATTTTATTGAAAAATCTGACGAAATTACTTCTTTAAATTATTATATAAATGAATACAATGTGGGGGGGATATAATTTTATATTAATTAGTGTATTTATAAAAAATGAATTACAATTTAAATCTTGGACTAAAGGGAGAATACAAAGTAGATATTTATAGCGGAAAAAGGTTAATGGAAACTACTGATTGGTTTTCTAATGATATAACTAATTGGGGCTTAACTTATCCTTTTAATTATTCTTTTGCAAGATGTTTTATGTTTCTTTCTTTAGGAAGTGAAGCGGGACTTAGTGATTATAATCAAACTGGAACGGGTTTGTTAAATGCTATAAAAGAATTTACTGTCGTTTCAGACAATGGAGAGGGAGAAATAAAAAAACAGTCTGGTCAATATATAGGTTGGGAAGGCTACGAAATAGGCGAAGATAAAAATACAAGTTTAGAAACAGTTGGAGCTACGACTTGTGGAACTTCAATCACTCAAAAAGGCATAAGAATGTATAGAGGTTGGACAATTCCAACTGGAAATTCAGATGAAAAAAATGTAATTGGAGGAACTGGATTAACTATAAATCAATTTATGGTTTCTCCTTCGAGTGGTTCTGATCAAAAAGGAAACAAAGCTTTTAGTTTAGTTAATAGAACTATTATAATTCCTTCTGGATATTATGCAACTATCACTTACCAATTAAGTATTGATTTTTTAAATTATTCTTCTCCATACACATTCTTTTCTGGAAAAAATGTTTTGGGAAGCAATGGGTTTTTTGATATCAGTAATGCTGCAACTGGAGTTAATGGATCAGACGAAAGAGAGCTTTTAAGTGGTTGGAGTAATTTAAGCGGAATTTTTCGTCAAGTTTCTCCAGGGTTTGAAATTGTAAATGGAGTTGGAGCATGTGTTTCTCCAACTAAAATGGGCAACAATTTAGAGCCTTATAAAATAGACTGTTACAATACATTTTTCTATTTATCTCCAAACATTTCTCAATTTTGTTTAAACGGAACAGGAGGATATTCAACACAATCAAAAGCTTATAATTCAATTGGCTTAATGAACAATTACTATGAATTTGCAGCTGAACTTTTTTATACTTTGAATATAAAATCTGAGGATGAAGACGCAGTTGCTTATACTAATCCAAATGAATGGTTTTATTCTGGAGAATCACTTAATTCTCAAACAGACGAACTTGAAATGCCAATAAATTCACGTTTAAACGAGTTTATTAATATAAGTAATTATTTAACAGGTAAATTTGAAGAAAATTTTTTAAATTATAAAACTAAAAATTATACTGGATCAAAAAATTTTCCAGTAGCTTTTGCTACACCAGGAAAAATTGGATTTAATTCTTCTTTTCCTGATTTTGGACAAAGATTTGTGCGTTCTACTTATCTAAAAAGAATGCCAATAGATATAAATATAAAAGGAACGGGCACAAGATTTAAATATGTTACTAAAAAAGCAATTATACCTCCGCTTTATTCTTATGGAACAAATAGCAGATATGGAAGCTTGACTCTTGGTTATAATAATGCCGGAACAAATGATATTGATGAGCTTTCTATTTATCCTTATATAGACTTTGTATTTTTTGATAATGAAGGACGCGCATCAAACATGTCTCATTATAGATATATTCCAACTATCTATTTAAAAGATAGAGGGTCTGGCATATCAAAAATAAGATTTGATATAATTGAAGAAAATGGAGGTAAACCCAATTCAATAAACAGATTCTGGTCTGCTTATGGTTTTATGGGAAGCGGAGTTAGTACATCAATTAATTCAACTGGTTTAAGTGGTTTGCATCCATATTTAGTTGGAATAATAGAAGATGATTTGTATAATCCAAAATTTATTCCGAATGGAAATAAACCTTCTGGATTTTTGCTTCCAGGACAAATATTAAATGAAAATGTTCCTGGAGATTTGCTTGCAAATAATGGCACTGGTTATGGATCAGTTTACGGAATAATTGCAAGTAGCGGATTTTATTCTTCTCCATATGATCTTTGTCTTTTAGATATTCCTAATTGGAGTGGATTAGGAGGAGATCCTAGTGAAACATTAGTCTATAATTTTACAGGTTCAACAGGATATACTGGAAATTTATCTTGGCCACATTTTTCTAAAAAAATTAAATTAAGATTAAGTGAATTAGAATATTATTCTCCTACGATAGGAAACTTTTCTGATACATTAGATTATTTTAAAAATTATCAAATTATAAAAGATATTCAGATACCAAAGAGTGGAATTTCAAATACTTATGAAAGTATAATAACTGGAGGAACTAATTCAAAAATTTATATTTGTGATATTAATGGCAATAGAATAAAATCTGGCCTAGTTTCATCTAACACACAAAACTTTTTTGTTGTAAAAGATAATAATAATAATAATATTCATAAAATTTATTTTAGTCCACTTTTTGTAACAGAAGATTTTCAGTACGGCACATTTACTGGATTTTTAAGCGGATTTTCTTTGATACAAAAAGGTTATGGATCAAATCTTAATTTTCCAATAACACTATCTGGAATAAGTGGATTATATAGACCATTAGCCGAAATTCCTTATGCTTTATCTGGTTTTACTTTGAAAAATGATTTAACTAGTTCCAGTATACCAAATACAGGTTATTCTTTTATTCCAGAAGATTTCAAGAAGCCAGAGGCTTACATTTATCATGTAGAAACAACTGGAAATAATATAGGATATAGACTGTTGCCAAATTATGCTACAGCTAACACTGGGATAAAATATTCAGATAACATTTATAATCCAGTGACAGGAGGAACTTTTCCGGGTTTAAGTATGGAAAATGGAATGGAATTATATATAACTTTATCTTGGACTGGAATATAAAAATATGTCTGCTGGTTTAAAATTACAAGGTCAATTTAAATTTGACTTATATGATAGAGACAATAATTTATTAAAAAGCTCTAATTATATAAATAATTTTATTACAAACTCGGGATTAATGTATCCTCTTCATTTTGCTTTCGCAGATTGTTTTCGTTTTTTAAGCGTGGGCTCGGGAAATCTTCAAAATTCAATTTCCACTGAAACTACTGGATTAGAAATTGTAATTCCAGAACTTTCTTATATTGGAAGTCGGAATGATTTCGAAAAAGAAGATTCTACAAACTATGCACAAGCCCCTTCTTGTGGTTATAGATTTCCAAATCCAAATATTGTCGAGCTTTATAGAGGATGGACTTTGCCAAATAATTCTGGAGAAGAGAATGGTTTTTTTAAAAACGAAGGAATTTTGAAAGAGTTTATGGTTACTCCAGGGAGACCATATGTCACTGGAGAAGGCGGAATAAAATACTGTTCCTGCAAAGAGTCTTTAACCCCAATAGGGAAAGATTGTTCTTCTGTTGCTGATTATTATAATTTTATAAATACGATTGATTCTGAAAGATTAAAAATTTGTGATGCAACCGCAGCATTTGCAAGAGTGGTTCTTGAAGACCCAATAAATTATATATCTGGCAGTATTTTAAATGTAACTTATAAATTAACTATATCAATTGACAGCGGAATAAATTATAAAGAATTATATTATGATAATATCAGTTCAATTGATGGAAATTTTGATGGAAAATGGTCTTTAATTCAAGGGGTAACTCAACCCGGGATAAAACTAATAAATGACGGATTTATAATTTCAAAAATACCAAATGCTCCTAATTACAGTAGAAGATTACAGCATTTTAATTACTCCGATGTTTTAACTAGTTATGATTTTAAAAAAGAATACGGTGAGTCTTTTATTCCTCCGCATGGAATTCCTTTAGAACCCTCTGTTCATAATTTTCGTAATCAATTTGAAAATGGAAATAATTCTATATTAAATATAATTTATTATTTTACAGAAGACAACACTCAATTTTTAGTTTCTGAAACTGGAGGAAAGTTTTCTAAAATAGAAGAGTTTGCTCCATGGAATTTATATCTTACTGGAAAAATTTATTTTTCAGGAGATTATGCATATAGTGGAAACACAACATATAAATACATAAATAGTCAATCAAATTCTGGAATTTCTTTGAATAATACTTTGTATTGGGAGAATTTGGGTTATCTTAAAGTTATTTCTGAATTAAATAGCGGTGTTAAAAAATTTAAAAATGATGTAGAAAAATCCTTGTCTCAACCTTATATTTATTGGTACGAAAATCCAAACGAATTTAATATTAGAACAAAAGATAAAACAATTCCTTTTTCTGGAAATATTTTAAACGAAGAGAATTTAACGAAAATAAATAGAAGAAATTTTAGTAGATCTAATCCAATTATTGCTTTTAATTTTTCAAACCAAAGAAAAGTATATTTATCAACAAATATTAGCTTTAGTAATTATCCTTTTGCTCAAAAGTTTTATATAAAAAATTTTGTTGCTTCTTATAGAGATTCTCCTTATGGAGTTTTTTATGGAAATTATGGAGGAGATAGTGGTAATTTAGTACCGTTTTTAGATTGTATATTTTCTGGAAGTGGGAAAGACTTCTTTTTTCCAAAAATTATTACTGGAATAAAAAATTATGGTTTTCCATATTATAACACGGGCGCCTTTATTTCTGGAAAAGATAATAATGAATATTTTTATTTAAGTAATGATCAAGCTCAATATCCAATATTAAAGTCTGTATTAGAATGGAGTTCTAATTGTCCTTCGAGTGTAGAAGGATGTCCGTAATAATTTAAATTTTATGTGTAATTATATAAAGTTATGAATTTAAAAAATTTACCATTTAAACAATCGTTTTCTTCAATCATAAAACCGGTTGTTTCAAAAGAAAAAGACGAATTGCTTGCGATTGCTTCTTTAAATGAGCTTTCTCATTTTATTCCGAATATAGATGCGACGCAACACATTGATCTTCTTCCAATTGCTTTTAATGCTTGCGTTGTTAATAGAGTAAATAAAAATGGAGATGTTATAAATACAGATACAGCTTTAGCTATTTATAAAAATTTTATTAATAAATTCATAGATACAGAACATAATAGACAAAAGGTAATTGGAGTTATATTAACTTCTTCCTTAAGTGAATTTGGAACAGATAAACTATTAACAGAAAGCGAAGTAATTGGAACAGATAGACCATTTAATATTACATTGGGTGGAGTTGTTTGGAAAGCTGTTAATGAAAACCTTTGTGATTTAATTGAAGAATCTAATGACCCAACTTCAGAACATTATTTAAATATATCGGCAAGTTGGGAATTAGGATTTTCTGGATATAAAATTATTGAACTTGACGCTGGAGAAAAGAATTTAATAAATCCAGTAGAAATAACTGATCCAGAACACAAAGAAACTATTAAAAAATATTTAAAATGCTTTGGTGGAGTTGGTGTCAAAGACGGAAAAAATTATTATCGTATGCCTCATGAAGATGTTATACCTATGGGAGTTGCTCTTACTGAAAAGCCAGCGGCAGATGTTGTCGGCGTTGCAATAGACAAAACTGAAACAAATGCCAGCATTTCCGAAGTTAATGCCAGTTCATCAGAAGAAAATATTTCACATTTAAATAAAAATAATGTAAATCAAGAAAGAATAACTATTATGAAAATTACGTCCATTCAAGATATAACCGACGAGAATTTGAAGCAATGCACTGCTTCAGCAGTTACAGAATTTATTGCTTCTGAAATTAAAAAGGCTAGCGAGGTTTATGCAACCGAAAAAGCTGAAAAAGAAGATATGCACAAGAAGTTACAATCTCAACATGAAGAACTCTCTAAAAGTGTTGCACAAATGCAAGATGTAATTGCAGCTCTTCATAAAGAAAAAGAAGAACGCATTGCAATGGATATGTTCAATGCTCGCATGGGAGAAGTTTGCGGCAAATATGACCTTCCTCATGATGTAGCCAAAGTTGTTGCTGAGGATGTTAAGTCTTGCGCAAATGAAGATATGTATGCCACTTGGCAATCTAAGGCTGAAGCTCTTCTTAGACCTTATTTGAAAAAAGCTAAAGCCCAAGATATGGAAATGGAAGCTTCTGTTGCAGTTGAAAATAAGCCAGAAACTAAAGTAGAAAATACTGAGGAATCCAAGGCTTCTGTTGAACAACCAAAAGAAGAGGCTAAAGAAGAAAAGAAAGAAGAAGCTGTAGCCAATGTCGTTGAAGAAGTTTTAGATAATGCAAAAGAAGAAAAGGCTGGTATTCCAAATACTTCCAGCGCGAGTGCGCCAGGATTAAAAGAGAGATATCAAGCCGCTTTTGCCGCAGAAAATTTTGTTATTAAATTATAAAACAAATAAAAAAACAAGGAGATAATTATGCCATTATTAAGACCATTTAGAGATTACAATGAGAAAGATGTAATCAATCTTTTCACTTTCTCTGGACAAACCACCAAAGAACAAATCGTTAACAGAGGTACACTCGTTAAAGTTGTTGGAGATGGATGGAGACCAGACGTTGAACCAACTGAGTTGCTCGGCAGCTATGGTGATTTCAGCGTAAACAATGTTCAAGCTCAACGCTACGGAACACCAGCCAAAGTTGGTTTGTGTGGAACTGGAGCTAGTGAATATCCACTTGGATTAACACTTTTTGATGTTCGTGAGCTTGATGAAAATGGTATTCCACTCAAGTATAACCCACGTAAGGCTGCCGAATTAGAAGCCTGCATTTCTGGTCAAACAGTTCCAGTTGTTACTAAAGGCATTTTCCTTTACCAAGGTTTAACCGGAACAGTAACCCCAGGAGGCCCAATTTACGCTGGACCAACTGGAAGTATTACTACAACAAACGCTGGAAAACAAGTAGGTATTGCTCTTGGCGTTACTGGAGTTGATGGTTCATGCTTAATTAGACTTAGCATATAATATTTAAAATTAAAAACAAAGGAGACAATTTATGGAAATCAAATTAAAAAATACACCAGAGCAAGTAGAGCTTATCAAGGCAATGGGTTCAAAGAACTCTGCCGTTGCCCGTGAAGCCACTGAAGCAATTGCCGCTTTCTTAGCGCCAGTTATCAAGAAAGTTCTTTTAACTGCTGGAACAGCTTCCACAGTTTATCGCGACGTTGAATTTGATGAGGACTCTGATCCTTCAATTCCACTCGACCTCTTCTATAATGAAGGCGCTGGATATGTTACCGTTTGGAGCCAAACCCAAGCTGGTGGACTTCCAACCTCCCAAGTAGAAGGCATGAAAGAAGTTAAGTTCGGTACCTACCGCCTTGACTCCGCCGTTTCTTTCAATAAAAAGTATGCTCGTAAGAGTCGTCTTGATGTTGTAAGCAAGGCTATTGAACGCATGGTTAACGAAGTTCTTGTTAAGCAAGAGCGTAATGCTTGGGCAGTTATCCTCAAAGCCCTTGCCGAAGCTTATACTCCAGTTTATGCTGGTGCCGCCGGAACTGCTTCAGCCACCTATTATCACACGATAAATTCTGTTGCATACAAAAATTTCCTTTTGCAAGACTTAAACAACTTGATTGTTCGTATTAAAAGAATAAACGAGTCCTATTCTGGAAATACTCCAGTTCAACCATATTCTCATGGTATAACTGACTTGTATGTTTCTCCAGAAGTTAAGGCTCAAATTCGTGCTTTTGCTTATAATCCAATTCGTACAGATTCTGCTTCAATTTCAGATGGAGATAATCAATTTTTAAGTGACAATCTTCGTGATGAAATTTTTAAGAATGCTGGCATGCAAAGCATTTTTGGAGTAAATATTGTCGAATTAGTTGAATTTGGTCTTGGCCAAAAATATAATACATTGTTCAACTCATTTGCTGCCGGTGGTCAACTTACTACTGGATCAGGAGCAGAATATTCCGCAAATTCAAAAGCAAATTGGAAGGGTGCTAACGATGCACAAGTTTGCATCGGTATCGATAATACTCGCGGAGCCTATGTGCGTCCAGTAGCTGTTCAAGCTGAATCAGGCGGAACTTTCTCAGTTCTTCCAGATGGTCAATTTGATATGTACGGCTCTCGCGTACAAAAGGTTGGTTTTTATGGATTCCTTGAAGAAGGTCGCGTTTGTTTAGACGCACGTTCGACAGTTGGTATCATAATTAATGAAGCAGCTTAATAAATTTTAATTATAAAAATTAAAATAAACAATAACGGGGAGCCTAAAAACTCCCCGTTTTTTATTTTCATTTTGAACAAAAAAAACTATAATAAATAAAGGAAAAAATATGCCCAAAAAGAAAAATGAAAAATTAAACTCTCTCTCTCAAACTCATGCGAAAACTGAAACTAAAGAATTAACTTCTCTTGATCAAGTATGGGGTTTTAATGAACTTTCAAGATATGGAACTCTTGATGAAAATGAATATCAACAACGTCTTATAAATATGACCCGTTCGGATTTAGAAAATCATGCTCGAAGCATGGGCGCTCTTGTTGTAGAAAGTTCTGAAAGATTAAGAGAGCTTCTTTTGAAACAATTTCGTGCTTATGTTCTTTCTTTAAATAAACCAGCTTCTCAAAATCCAAAAGAAACTAAACTTTCCAAAGATGCTGAAAAAGTTTTGAGAGAAGGTCGCTAATGTTTACGCTATTTTAGTGTAAATATAAAATATGGCGACTTATGATAGTAAAGTAAGGTTAAGGCAATTAAATCAACCAGAACTTTCAGGATATATTATAGAAGTAATAGGAGAGATTCCTAATACTGGTGATTTAAATAATGTATTTTATCCCTTAAATTCTAATCCAAATAATTTTGTTACAACTGGTCAAACTGGCGATTTTATAACACAAATTCAATTAGATAATAATTATTATCAAACACTAATTTATCTATCTCAAAATTATTATCCATTAAATAATCCTAGTGGGTATGTTTTTAGTTCTAGTCCAATAGTTTATGCAACTGGAAATCAAAACATCTCAGGTGTTAAAAATTTTTCAAATCGCCCTCTCGTAAGTGGAATTCCAATCTCTTTGTCTGGAGAAACTTATAATTCGGTTCTCATCACAGGAAATCAAATAGTTAGTGGAACAAAGACTTTTCAAAGAATAGATGTTAAAGAAACTGCCTTTTTTTACGATCCATTTTACAGTATAAACGCACTTGCTTTTGAATATGGAAATAATTTTATTTTATCAGGAACTGGTGGACAAAAAATCGAAATTTACAAAGGAATAATAACCGGTTTTGATAATATTTCAGCAATAAATATTTTAAAAAGTGGTTATCAAGTTATAGCTTCAAATCAATTAAGCGGCGGTAGCGGAATAAAAATTGAACAAATTAATAATTCTATAAAAATTTCTGTAACTGGAATCCAAGGAGGAGAAGTTGTTTATCCCGAAAATCCAAATACAGTTTATACAACAGGAAATCAATCAATTAGTGGAAACAAAAATTTTGATTCAACAGTTCAATTTAATTCAATAGTTTATGCTGCTAACGAAGCATTAACAATAGACACAGGAAGTTTATCAATTTACGACAGTTCAAGTGGTCAAATATTTTTTGATTGGCAAAATGGCCAAAAATTTAATTTGACTTCTCTTGACGGAAATGCTCAGATTAAATATTTTCAAAAAATAATTACTGGATTTGAAAATATACATTCAAAAAATATTACAGTTTCTAATTTGACTGTCACCGGAAATCCAATTGGTGGCCAAAATTTGGGTGACGCTTTTGGAGTTTATAAAAACTCTTCGAATAACACTTTAAATTTTAGAACAATAAGGGCCGGGACAGGAATGGAAATAAAAATTTCCTCAGATGAATTAATTTTAGATTTTACAGGATCAATAAATCAACAAACTATACAAAACGTAATTTATACCACTGGCTCGCAAACAATAAGTGGTTATAAAACTTTTGAAAGTGGAGCCAATTTTAAAGATAAACTTTTATTTAGTGGAAATTCAATAATTACTGGGGTAGAAAATTTAGGAACTGGATTTAATTTATTCACTGGTATAAACAATAAAAACGAATTAAAATTTAGAAGCTTGAGGGCTGGTAGTGGAATAAAAATTTCTGGAGATAATCAATATATAAATATAGAATTTACCGGAGGAACATTTTCTACTACAGCAGACACAAAAGATGTCGTTTTCACAACTGGTAACCAAACAATAAGTGGTTATAAAACTTTTGAAAGTGGATCAGAGTTTAAAACTAAATTGCTTTTTAGTGGGAATCAGGTTGCAACCGGAGGACAAAATTTAGGAAATGGAAATAAGGTATATTTAAATACTGGCTCAACTACTTCTTTAAAATTTAGAACATTAACAGAAGGAAGTGGTATAAAAATTATTGAAGATAATGACGTTTTAAGAATTTCTGTAACTGGAATACAGGGTGGAGAAATAATTTATCCTGATAATCCAAATATCGTTTACATAACTGGAAATCAAAATATATCTGGAGAAAAATTATTTTTTAATAAAGTTGGAATTGGCTCCGGATCATTAAGAGGAATTTTGGATGTAAATGGAAAAATAGACTACTCTCTTCCATATGTAACCGCTTCTGATCCTTCGTTATATATTGTCTATGGAGATGGAGGATATTATGTATCAGATGGATATTATTTTAGTTTTTACGTATATGGATATAAAGATGTAGAAGGTGAGAGAATTTATTCATTACCTATTCAGTTTTATGGAACAGACAATAGTCTTTCAGATTTTTATTATCTACAAGCTTATTGGGACATGAATAGTGATTATGATGGATACTATGTTTTAATAGACCAAGATTCTCCAATGGGAATTACTAATGGATATAGTAGCCCTTCATATGGAATATTATTAGAAGGTTACACAAACAACTCTTTTGAAATTGGAAAATATAATTCTCAAGGTTATGTAACTGAAACAAGTAGTCTTTATCAAGACGTGGGCACTATAGGATACCCAAATCTTTTTTCAAAGATAATTGAATCTGAATTTTATTTAACGACAGGATTAAATAATAAATTAATAATTAACACCAAATCTGTAGAAATTAATAAAAATTTATTATTAAGTGGATATTTAATTAATGGAGAAGGAAATCCAACGGAAAGCATTATAATTGGTTCTGGGGCAGCCAAAAACGCTTTAAATCAAGTAAGTGAATCCAATATAATTGGTAAAAAAGCTGGTTATCATACTGCATATTCAAGTTCTAATATCAATTACTCTAATTTAATTGGATCAAGCGCTGGAATAAATGCTGAGGGAATTAATTTTGCAAATATAATTGGATATGAAGCAGAAAAAGAATCTACAACTTTTGAATATTCAAATTCGATTGGTTTTCAAGCTGGAAGATTTTCAAAAAATACTTTAAATAGCAATTTTATAGGTTCAGCTGCCGGAGGATCTTCTTCTGGTAATCAATATTCTAATGCAATTGGATATTTGGCGGATGAAAACTCAATTAATTCTCAATTTAATAATTCTATAGGATATTATGCCGGGGGATTGGCGAAAAACATTAGTAAATCTAATTTTATTGGATACGAGGCTGGATATAATTCTAGTGGAGCTAACAATAGTATATTTATAGGATATCAAGCTGGAAAAAATAATACAGTTGATAATTCAAGTAATAAATCATCAATTTTAATTGGTAATTATACATCAACAAGTGGATTTTCTAACAGTATAGCTATAGGACAAGCAGTTTCAAACAGTTACGAAAGACAATTAAATATAGGAAACATTATATATGCCAGCGGTATAAAAACTGGAATTTCTTCATCCTCTAATCCAGTATTAGGTAAAGTTGGTATATTAATGGAAAGGCCAGAGTATACATTGGATGTTAGTGGAGATTGCAGAATCAGTGGTAATTTATATATTAGTGGAAGCATTTTCAAGAATGGAGCTGAATATGGTGGCGGTGGCAATAGTAATTTACAAGACGTAGTTTATACAACTGGTAATCAAACAATATCTGGAATTAAAACGTTTGCAAATAAAATTGTTTTAAATGAAACTTTATCTGGAAAAAATATTTTAAGTGAAAAAGAAGGATATGGAGCTGGAATCTATACCTTTAAAAAAGGATTAAATACAAACGCAAGCGGAAATATTTTTGGAATTTTCGATACAGGTTTTGCAGCTCAAATTTTTGATGTAATGATTAATTCTTCTTATTCAGTAGCTAAAAAATATTCAATTGTTCATCAAAGTGGTTCAAATCCAATAAGTTACTTGAATGTAAATAGCGGTCCACTTCAAGGTAATGATTATGAAACTTCGTTTTTTCAAAGTGGAAATAGTGGAGTAGCAATGGCTGTCAAAAATATTGGAGTTAGCTCTGGAACATTTTTAGTAACATTATTTTTGGGAGCTTCGCCAAATAAAGTTAGTGTTATAGAATATTAATTATGTCATATGATTTATATAACATTAATGAAAAGATAATAATAAAATCTGATCAAAAAGTTGGATTTTTAACTAAAAATCCTAGATATAATTTAGAAGTTAGCGGTTCCACTTGGGCAAAAAATATAACTGGAAATAATTTTTCTGGAATTAGTGGATACTTTAATTATTTATATGTTTTAGAACCACAAAAAATAGAAAAATTAAATGTAGTTAATAATTTCGTAAATACTGTTTATTTCCAAGATGTAGATGTTTTTGCTAACAATATATATGGAAATCAATTTAATGTCAATAATTTTTCCGGTATAAATTTTACATTTAACACGGCGAGTGGACAAGACGCCAATGTTCAAAATATTTATGCTAAAAATTTAAAAGGAGAAGTTATCGAAACTGATGGAATTTATTTTTCTAATGAAAAATGCAAAATTTTAACGAGTAATGAATTTTTTCCATTTAATTTATATATTACTGGAAATGATATAGGCGGTTTGGGACCGTCTTTTAATTTTAGCGGAGAATTAAATGGCAGCAGTACCAATGGATATTTTGATATCAAAAAAATAACTGGAGTAAGAAATGCTACAGAAACCGAAGGGTTACTCCAAACCCCATCAAATATAACATATACTCTTTATCTAACATTTGATTATACTGGTATTTACAGCAGCATACCAAATATTAATTTCGGTGGCGAAAGAAGGCCAACCGTCTTATTGAGTCCAGGAAATAAAAATGCTGCGATTAATTTAAGTTCAATAAAATTACAACAGGGTTATGAATATTTTCAAATTTCACAAGAAATTTTGATGAGTGGCGTTGAATTATTTGATAATTTTAATAAAGTTAAAATGGAAAGTTATAATCAAATTGGTAAGTGGTATTATATGATTATAGGATAATCTTGAAATATGAGTTTTCATTTAAAAAATATTAACGATGTTTTTATTTTAAATTCTAGTGGAAAATTAGGAATTTTAAATAAAAATCCAGAATATGAATTAGATATTAATGGAAGCTTTTACTCTTCCAAATTGAATGGAAACAATTTTAGTGGATATGCTTTTAGCGGAGATTCAATTACTGGAAGATTTTTTTTCTTTAATACAGTTTATGTAAATTCTTTTAAATTTGAAAACTTTTATTCAAGCTCAATAGTTTCTGGATATAACATTTTGGGAGATAATTTTTCTGGAAACTCTTTTAAAGCAAATCAGAATATAACTGGAAACAATTTTTATATAGATTCTTTAAAATTAAATAATATTAGTGGAAATTTAACGAAAGCCGAAGATTTAAGTGGGTTGTATATAAGGTTAAACACTACTGGGAATAATGGAATTAGAGGGGTTTCAAAGCCTTTAACAAATTTAGATACAATAATTAATACAGATACAGGTTATTTTTCGCAAACTGAATTTGAATCTTTCGTTTCTCAATACAATAATTTACCAATAAGTAAAACATTTGCAAGTGGGGCTGGAACTGGAGATTATTGGTTTGATAAAGATTGGATTACAAAATTTTTAGAATTAGTTGATGGAAATCTTGTAGTAAGCGGCCATTATTCTGATAGAACTACCACAATAAGTTATCTACCGATTCCGAAAACAATAAAATTTCTAATTTGTAAATGCTCTGGATCAATCGATAAAACTGGTTGCAGAGAAAACAATGAACCAATTATATGTTGGGACACTTGTATAAAGAGTGGAAATCCGGGAATTAATGTAGGTGACTGCAAATATTTATTGGAAACTGGAGTAAATATATTTAATATTCAATCAATGGAAGCGTCTTATGAAAGCGCTGATGGTTCAAGAACAAATTTTATAAACTCTTTTAATACTGGAAGGACATTGATTTTTGAAAAAACTTTCCACCAATTTTATCCGACAAAATCTCCATCAATAATTTTTAGTCCACAAGATTATATAACTTCAAAAATTTTTTACGAAAATTTAGTTTGGATGGATTCAAATACTGGAAAAGCGCAGTTTTACTGCGAGGGGTCAGGCTGTTTTAATTATGATTTTGAAACCAGTTATGGTTCATTCGATAAATATCCATTTTATAGATTTTCATATATAACAATGGCTTAATTTTTATGTTATATCATATCAATAATTATTTTAATGTACAAGATTCTGGATCTGGAATAGGAATTTTGACTGGATCCTCGTTGTCGTCTTATGATTTAACAGTAAACGGTTATATAAATGCAAATAATATTAACTTCGACTCTGTTTCAGGGATTTCTGGAGTTTTTTATAAAATTACTGGATTAAAAAATCCAATGTCTGGTACACAAATAAGCGGGCAAAATTTATTTATATATGGTTATCAAGAAGGCTCTTTGCCGTTAGCATTTATATCTGGAAATACATTTTCTGGAAATATTTTTACCGGAAATAATTTAACTGGACAAAATTTTGATGGCAACGATTTAAGTTTTCAAAAAAATTTATATGGACAAAATATTTATTCAAATGAAAAAATTGAATTTTTAAAAATTTATTCAAAAAATCTCGAATTGTCTGGAAATTTAAATATTTTAAATCCAACTGGAAAAATAGAGATAAATAAAGAAAAACAAATAAATATTGATATAATTTCTAACGCTCCGGTAAACAGTGGCGTTTCTATAAGTGGATATAAGAATAGTTTCGCTTTCCAAGATCCAGATGAAGGAGCAATTAGAACTTATATTTATGGAAATGACAGTGCTGGAACAATTTTTTTTGAGATTATTTCTTCACAGGCTTCTTTAAATTATGATTCTCCAATTTGTAGAGTATTTTTTACTGGAAATTATTCTCCTGAAGATTACAATCCATCCGTAGTTATTAATTTAATAAATCAAAATGGAATATTTAAATATCAAAATGGTCCAAATAGTCATTATCTTTATGTAACAGATGTAGATGTTTCAGGATTTACAATTTCTACTAATTCATATTCAAATACTGAATTTTTTAAATTTTCCCTTAATTATTTGGTAATTTCTTGATTTTTTAATAAAATATAGTATGTGTAGTGTAATTAAAATATATGAATATAGAGCCAAAAACAATAACAGATTCAAGAACAATTAGCTCAACTTTTACTTTGAATTCTTTAAGCGATTTTCACATAACTAGCGACGATCCTTTTAGAAAAATTTTAAGAGTTTCGCTTAGTGAAGCTAATCCTCCACAACAAATAGTTATTTCTGGAGACGATTATGATAATCTTGGTCAATGGACTGATCAATCATTAAATAACTATTTAATTACCAAGTATGGATTAGTCGTAATTAATCCTTAATTTTTAATTAAAAAATAAATTAGTATATATACGTTTGCCGTGTAATTATATATATGGCAAACGTATATGATATTTCTATAGAACAAGGATCAAGTTTTAATTTAACTTTAACAGCTAAAGACTCTAATGGAAATCTGCTTAATTTAAATGGATATAATGCAAGAGGATCTATAAAATATAGTTATGGTTCAAGTGGATATTTAATAGATTTAAATCCAATAATTTCTAGTCCGATAAGTGGTTTAATAACAATTTCCGTTCCAGCTTCAGGAACTTCTTCCTTGCCTGTTACAAAAGCGGTGTATGATATTGAAGTATATAATTCAAATAATTATACATTTAAGGCCGTTCGTGGATATGTTAACGTTATTCCAGAAGTAACTAATCTTTAAAAGATATGTCGGACATAGAAGTGACAGTAACAACAACTCCTATTGATGTTTATATCAATAGTGATCCCACTGTTTATGTAGATACTTCAATTCAAGGCATCCAAGGGCCAGCTGGAATAACGGGTTTAAAATTAAAAGAATTAAGCGATGTTTATTCTCCAAATCCAAATGATAAAGATTTGGTAGTTTGGAATAGTGGAAGTGGATTATGGATAGGAAGACAAATAAATACTGGAGATGTTTCTGGTATTCAGAATTTAATTCAAATAATCAGTAGTTCAAATGTCACTTCTTTAAATTCTATAACTGGGGCTATAAATTTATATGGAACAGGGAATATTTTTATTTATTCCTCTGGACAAAATTTAATAATAAGCGGTCAAGATGAATCTAATGATTTTGTTAATTATATAGTTTATACCACTGGTAATCAAAATATTAGCGGAGTCAAAACTTTTCAAACTGGAGTAAATATTAGCGGTAATTTAGGAATTGGAATTCAGAATCCAAGTTCAAAACTTCACATTTATGACAATGTTAGTGGGTCCATTAATCCAATTATAAATTTAGAAGAAGTTTGGAATACCACTGGAACTCCAACCGCAATAAAATTAAACGTAACAGATACAGCTTCTTCAAACTCTTCATTGTTAATTGATTTACAAACCGGAAATCAAAGTAAATTTAGAGTAGACAAAATTGGAAACATAACTTTTAATGGAGCAAGATTAAGCGCGGTAAGTGGAGCGGTTTCTTGGTCTCAGACGCCTCAAATAGTTTTGCAAACAAATGAATATATAAGCTTAAGACACAATCCTTCTCATGGAGTTTATGTTCAATCAACTATTGGAGCAAGCGGAGCCGTATTTGGATTTTTGGGAGTTGGAAATATTCCAAGGGTTTTATTAAATTCTTCTGGTAACGGAATTTTAGAACAGTATTACGAAAATAATCCACAATCTTTTTATATTTATAATACTCGACTCGGATCAGCTTCTTATGAAAGAGCGGTATTTAAATGGAGTAGTAATTCATTTTCAATTGGAACAGAGCAAGGTTCTTCGAGTGGTCTAGCTAGAAATTTATCTTTTGTAACCAGTGGTCAATCTAGAATTTTAATTGATTCAAGTGGAAATGTCGGAATTGGAACAAATACTCCTTCAGAAAAACTTCAGGTTGAGGGAAATGTTTTAGTAAATGGTAATTTATCAGCTGATGAAATAATTACTAAAATTTTAGAAATACCAAATGGTTTAGGTCCAAATTCAAACATAAGTGGATTTGATTTAATAACTGCAAACTTAACTAATCCAAATAATTTAATTAGTGGTTACAATATAGACGCCCTTTCAGTTTTAATAAGTGGAAACAACGTATTGACTGAAGCCGATTCTTCTAATTTTGTAACAAAAACAGAATTTAATTCTTTAAGTGGAGACTTATTAAATTTAGACATAAAAATTGACAATGTTTCTGGTTCTTTAGAATTGTTAATTAATAATTTAGCTTTAAGCTTGGGTCAAACTGGCTCTTATTTAGAAAACCAAATAAATTCATTAAGCGGAACTCTTACAGGGAATTACGCTACTACAGAATATTTAGACATAAAAATTGATAATATTTCTGGATCTTTAGAGTCCTTAATTAGTGGTTTAGCTTTAGATTTAGGTCTAACTGGATCTTATTTATCAAATCAAATAAATTCTTTAAGCGGAACTCTTACAGGAAGCTATGCTACTACAGAATATGTAGTTAATCAAATCAATACAGTTTCTGGCGCATTATCTTTTGTAAATTACAAATATACATTAACTGCTGGATATGATGAATATGAAGTTTTCTTCCCGCAACCATTTAATACAGCTCCAAGAACAATAATGGTTCAACCTGAAAATGATGAAGTTAATATTATTTATTCATATGATATTTATGCAATTTCTACAGGAGGATTTAATATTAAATTTAGTGATACATTAAATGAAAATACAAATTTAATGGTTCTCGCAAAGGTTTAATAAGTGTATTATTTTTCGGGAATATTTTTATAAAAAGAGAGAAATTTTATGATTAGTGCATTTAAACAAATAAGATTAACTAATTTGGGCGTTAGTGGATCAGCCGGAAGAATAAATGTTAATGGCTCTGGTTTGGCGTATTATTCTGAACTTACTGGAACAAGTGGGGTTCTTCAGACTAATATAAATAATCTATCTTCAGCTACTGGAAGTTATGTCCAAACTGGAAGAACAGTAAATGCAGGAAGTGGTTTGGCTGGAGGAGGAACTTTAAATTCTGACATTACTTTAAATGTAGGTCAAGGATATGGTATTTCTGTCTCATCAGATTCTATTGCGGTTAACACTTCAGAAGTAGCTGTTTTAACTGGAACACAAACTATAGGTGGTTCAAAAACATTCTCTAGTCAAATTTTAATACCTCAAGCAAGCGCAACTGGTCATGCAGTTGCTGCAGCAAGAATAATAAGTGGTGGAAACGGTTTAACTGGTGGCGGTGATTTAACTTCTGACAGAACCTTAAATGTTGGTCAAGGTTACGGTATTCTTGTTTCGGCTGACGATGTTGCAGTTAATACAACTGATGTAGTCGTAACTACGGGAACGCAAACTATAGCTGGTTCTAAAACGTTTTCAAATGCCGTTATTCTTTCGACGCAGGCAACATCTGGAACTCATGCTGTGGCAGCAAGTAGAAATATAATAGCAGGTAGTGGTTTAGCTGGAGGTGGCGATTTAACTTCTGATAAAACTATAAATGTTGGTCAAGGATATGGTCTTATTGTGTCAGCAGATGATGTCGCAGTGAATACTGCTCAAGTGGTTGTTACTACTGGAGTACAAACGATAGCTGGAAACAAATTTTTTACAAACTCTGTATATATTCAAGATTTATATGTAACTGGCACCCAAACAATAGTTAATACTCAAGTTACAAATGTTGGTAGCAATTATTTAAATCTTAACGCTACTGGAGGAGCGAGAGACGGTGGCTTATTTATTAATTTAAGTACGGGAGCTACTCCTAGTGGAAGCGGTGCATATATTGGATTTGATATTCCTTCAAATACTTTTAGAATTGGTACTGGAGTTAGTGGATTAAATGAATTGGGCGGTTTAGATATAATTGCTACTCAAGCTTATGTAACTGCAGGATTTGTTCCTACTTCAAGAAATATAAACGCAGGAAGTGGTTTAGCTGGAACTAGTAGTTTAGCTTCTGACGTAACCTTGAATATCGGCCAAGGTTATGGTATTTCTGTATCAGCAGATACTGTTGCTGTAAATACTAATGAAGTAGTTGTTTTAACTGGGTCTCAAACTATAGGAGGTTCTAAAACTTTCTCTAGTCAAGTTACTGTACCTCAAGCAAGTGCGACTGGACATGCTGTAGCAGCAGCCAGAATAATAAGTGGCGGTAGTGGTTTAGCTGGTGGTGGTAATTTAACTTCTGACGTAACTTTAAACATAGGACAAGGCTATGGTATATCTGTGTCTGCTGACGCAGTTGCAGTTAATACTGCCGAAGTTGTAGTTACGACTGGCGCACAAACAATTAGTGGAGTCAAAACTTTTGCGTCTCGTCCATTAGTTAATGGAACCCCCGTTTTACTCAGTGGTGAAGCTTCAGCTTTGCCAGACACAATTGTTTACACAAGTGGAAATCAAGACATTTCTGGAATAAAAAACTTTTTAAGTGGATTTACTAGTCCTAATTTTAATGTCCTTCCATCAACTTCTTCGGTTGGAATATTTGATAGCGTTTTAGAAAGATACGCTTTAAATTTCAAATCTGCAACATATTTTAATTTAACTGGTAACAGTGGCGCAGGGATTGAATTATATAATAATAGTTTAATAACTGGATTCAATAATATTTATGCAACAAATATTTATGAAAACGGCTATTCTGTATTAACCACAAATGATACTGGAGATTTTGCAAGTAAAGCAAATTTAATTTCTACTGGTTCTAATCTCCAAAGTCAAATTACTTCAATAAATAATGTAACTGGTACTTTTGTAACTACAGGATTTGCAAATGCTACATATGCTACATTAGTTGCGTTAAATCAAAAAATTAATTGGGTCAGTGGACAAAGCCAAGCATTTACAAATACTGTAACTACTGGCGTTGACACTCAATCGATATCTTTCCCAACTGCGTTTACAGGTGGAACAATACCAACTGTTCAAGTCACTTTAGATATACCTTCCTCAAGTGATTACATGTATAATGTTTCCGTTAGGAATGTTACAACTTCAGGATTTACTGCTCTTTATTCAGACACAGTATTAGAAACTGGAGTTGTATTAAATGTTTGGGCATCTAAATTATATGGTTCAATATAATTAAAATTTAATATAATAATTAAAATAAATAGTTTTTAGTCTTATCTGTGGAAAGATAAGCAGCTTGGCCGAAAAGCCAACAATAAAATTATGGCATTTAAATTTAAAGCCAAGGAGATTCTTGGAGCAACAGGCACATTTTCTGAAAGACTTACTGTTTCTGGAGTAAGCGTTCTCACCGGTATTAATATCAATACCGGATCTTTTGTTACCACGGGTCAGACCGGCTCATTTTTAACTACATCTTCTAATGTAGTATATGCCACTGGCAATCAAACAATTAGTGGAATCAAAACATTTTCAAACCAAACAAATGTTTCAGGAATTAAATTCAATATATTATCTGGATCAGCTATTCCCCCAACTTTCCAAGAAGGTTTTACTTGGTATGATGATGATTCAAAATCTTTAAGTTATTATAATGATGATCAAATTCAAGTCAGAGTAGGACAAGAGCAATTAGTAAGAGGGACAAATAGTCTTTCTACCACTTTAACAAAAGGACAAGTTGTTTATATAACTGGCGCAGGTGGCTTAGATAAATTTCCGGGTTTTCAATTAAGTATTGCTAGCACTGAAATGGGTTCAGCTAGAACAATTGGTGTTGTTGCTAATGACATTGGAGTTAACGAAAAGGGTTATGTAATTTCATTTGGTAGATTAGAAGGAATTGATACCACCGCTTATAATGTCGGAGATACTCTTTATCTTTCTTCAGCTGTAAGCGGAGGTTTTACTGGAGTTAAACCTCAAGCTCCAATTCACATGGTTAGAGTTGGTACGGTTTTAAAACAAGGAAATTCTGCAAATGGAGTTATCTTTGTAACTGTTCAAAATGGTTTTGAATTAGATGAATTACATGATGTAAGAATTACTAATCCTCAAAATAGCGAAGCAATATTATGGAATTCAACAAGTGGAGTTTGGACAAATAGACAAATAAATACTGGAGATATAAGTGGAGCATCAAATTTTATAACCACCAGCCAAACGGGAGTATTCGTAACGACAGGTCAGACTGGAGCCTTTGCATCTGCCGCTAACCTTGCTTCGACTGGCTCTAACCTCCAGACGCAGATTACTTCTTTGAGCGGAACGTTAACGGATAACTATGTTACCATCAATACAAATCAAACCATTATTGCAAATAAAACTTTTTCTGCTCAAAGTTTTATTGTAAAAGATTCTCCATCTGAGACTAATGTTTTTGATTTCGTTGCTGATGATTATTTTTATTTAAGAAGCTTTGGCGGTATTGCTGAAATAGGCTTTAATTCTCCCGTTGGTTCTTATGTAACTGGTTTTCAAAATATTTATGCTACTAATATTTACGAAAATGGTTATTCAGTAATAACAACTAATGATACTGGAAGATTCAATACTTTAAATGTAACAGGATTAGATTTAAGTGGCAAAATTTTTATAAGTGGAATTAATGGAACAACTGTTACAACGAATGGACAAACCATTTTAATAAGCAGCTCTGGAGGAAGCAGTTCTCCTTCTTCATCTGGAACAACTCTTCCAATTATATTTAAAACAGTTAATTTAACATCTGGATTAGACAATTCTTTTATACAATTTCCTAGTAATTTTGGCTCAGTTCCAACTGTTTTAGCTAATATAATTAATGATATTGGAGATCCATTTTTAGGATTTAATATATCTGGAATTTCTATAAGTGGATTTAATTTATCAACATCAACACAAATACCTAATAATAATTATAAATTAAGTTATTTAGCCACTACTGGAGATGGATTTTTAACTGTTGGAACAACAACTGGTGCCCTTTATGGTCAAATGTTGGTGCAGGTTCTGGTATATTTAGCGGAACTGATGGTAACTTTTTAAATTTTAAAACTTTGGTTCCTGGAAATGGCATTACTATTAGTGGTAATGCAGCCAATAATAGTTTAACTATTTCCTCAACTGGTTCTTCCAGCAGTGCTATTAGCAATTTTAGCAAAGGTGGAGGAATGTATTCTGTAGACGGAATTCCGCCGGGTAATTACGTTTTTCCAGTTTGGAGAGCCCATGATAATTGTACAATAACTGGAATTCATGGCTACAGAATTGGAGGAACAAGTGCTACAGTAAATGTAACTAAGAATAACGTTAGATTATTTGGCTCTCATTTAAGCTTAAGTTCAACCGGGTCTTGGATATCTAGTTCATTAATTTCAAGTGGTGTAGTTAAAGGAGATGACATTGAAATTGAAATAGTTACAGTTTCAGGATTTCCAACTGGAATATCTATACAAGTAGATTTTAGTCCATAATTTTATGCCAACTAGATTTTATTTTTCATCTGATCAAACAATTAATTATCTAACTCCTCCTTTTTCTGGAGCTTGGAGTGGTACTTCTCAAGCAACTAGATATAAAATGTTTACAGAAAAAAGAAATTCTCCAATAACAACTGGAGCTACAATAGATTTAATTAATACGGCAAATGGAAAATATTTAGACAGACAATATATTAGTCAGCCTCTTGCAAGAGAGCAAGTGATAAGCGGAGTTTGCACTGGTTATTTAATGGTAAGAGAATTTAATACAACTGATAACGTTGATAGAATATGTTGTGCAATGAGATTAATAAATAATACCGGCGGTACAAAAGCAATTATTATACCGTTCAATGCATATGGTACAACTGCTGAGTTTGTAAATAGCACAACTCATAGAAATAAACAGATTATAAGCAATCAATCTTTAACAACTGCAACTGGATCAGTTGGAGATAGATTAGTTTTAGAGTTGGGATACACAAATACTCAGGGAGCAACAAGTCCACAAGCTTCTGCAAAATGGGGAGAATCTGGGACGGATTTACCTTTAAATGAAACCCAAACAACTGATGGAGCGGGTTGGTTTGATATAACTCCAAACTTAGTTTTTAGCAAAGGCATAATACAAAACATTTTTACATAATATGTCAATACCAATTAAATCAGATACAATTATTGTACAAAATCTTTCTGGAACAAATATTTTCGCAGATTATGTAGATGTTGTTCATACCCCTGGGAGTCCGGGAGTAGATTTTCAAATAACTCCAACTAATTTTCGCGTAACAGATGATACAATTAGTTATGGAATTACTTTAACAAATTTGTCTCCATCTCCAGGAACTTTAGTTTTTAATATTGCTGGCCCTTTTGCGTCTATTAATTTAGCTAATGGACAAATTTCTGGACAAAACATATATCAAAGCGGTTCTAGAGTAATTGATGAAAGTCAAACTGGTTTATTTTATCCAGCTTCTAATCCCAGTGGTTTTACTACTGGAGGAGGCGGTGCCGGAATTGCAAATATATATGAGATAAGGTTTTTTACATAATTAAAATATAATAAATATATGGCATACTCATTAATTAATTTAAGCGCGAGTCCTGACGGCTCGCCAATTCAAATAACTACCACTGGTTTTACAAATTTAACTGGTGGAGCAGCAGTTAATTTACAAACTGGCCAAACTATTCATAGTGGTGTTGCTGGAACTTCTCAATATGATGAAGTTTTTCTATATGCTACAAATAGAGCAAATTCTGGAGTTTATTTGATGCTTCAATGGGGAGCAGTCATTTCTGGAGATTCAATACAAACAACTGTTCCGCCTAATGATGGCTTGACATTAGTTTCCCCTGGTTTAGTTATTAATAGCGGCTCAATTTTAAGAGCTTATGCAAGTGCCGCAAATCATATTTCTATTCAAGGATATGTTCAAAGAGGTCCATAATGTTAATAACTGAAAATCAAAGAGGTTTTAATAGAAGAAATTTTCCAAGATCTAGATTTGGAAATATAGATCAACAAGTCATAAATTGGAGAAAAAGAGCCATAGGATTTGGTTCTGCGCATATTTCTACAACTACAATGAAAGCAACCGATTTCTTGTATAAAGAAATGAAAAAAACGGGGCTTTTATTTAAAATGAAATCTGTTGTTGGATTTTGTCCTTGTAATTTAATTGCTGCGACTACTCCAATTTATTATACTCATGGAAATGCACCTTGGACAAATACATCTTTTACTGATTCAGATTTGAATATACATGGATTAAAAGGCGATGGAACTACAAAACATTTAAATACTGGACTTAATCCAACAACAATGTATACAAGCGATAATAGCGCAGGAATTACTTTGTATGCTACGGAATCAACTGACGGAGAACATAGAGATTTTGGTTGTGATACAGCGGGTTCTTATAACCCAGCAATGATGGCTTATGTAACTTATCTTGGTACTGCATATTGGGATGCATATAATTTTAATACAGGTAGAGTAAGTGCTGCAAACTCTGTTTATACTGGATACATATCTTTTAATAGAGCATCAGCAAGTTCTCAAACAATTCATAGATTTAATTCAAGACTCTCTCATTCTTTACTTGCTAGTGGAACTGGTGCGCCGGGTACAAGACCAAATCTAGTTCTATATTGTTTTGCAGGAAATGAGTCAGGAACAACCACTCTTCGCTCTGCAAAAAGATTTAGCTTTGCTGCTGTTCACGAAGGCTTGACTGAAGATGAATCTAGAACTTTTTCTTGGATAATTCAAAATTATAGAGTAAAACTTGGCGGCGGCTTCATTTAATAAGTGTAATTATAAATATATGAAAGTTGTTGATATTGCCAACGAGATTTATCTTGAAAATGCCCAGCCATCTGACACAAGCATTCCTGCCATTGCTTTTTGGATTAGGTCAAATATTGGCAAATTAAATAATTTAATTTATACAAATTACTCAATTAATCAAACAAATTTAGAAATAGTTGATTCTTCTGGTAATGAAGTTGATATTTTAGCCGCCGCAATAATAAAAACGATGTATAAAGTCTACAGAGTTGAACTTGATATAAGGGGAATATTGGCGGGCATAGGGGTTGATTCGGTTCTTGAAGCAAGAGATCAAGATTTTTCAGTTAAAAAAATAAATAAAAGTGAATTATTAAAAACAATGACGGCTTTCAAAAAAGATTCACTCAAAGAACTTCACGATTTGGTTCATAACTATAGAAGTTACAATGGGTCACCTTCTCAAGTTGCTGGAGATGACACTGTTGTTGGTTATTATGCTGGTATAACTTCTCAATATGTAAGATCAAATGTTGGCGGAACTTAATGAAAAATACTTATGCCAAGTTTAGTTTCAAATTCAGAAAAGCAGATCCTTACAGGTTTGTATGGAGACACATTTGATACTTTCTCTCGCAACATAGTTATTTTTAAAGAACCAATAAAAGAAGAATTAATAACTGGTCCATCTAACCCAGGACTTTTTGGTTTTGGAGACGGTCAAGTTCAAAAAGAATATACTTACATTCCTGTAAGCGGTGTTTACCCAGCCATTGTTCGATATATAAACTTCAAAGGCAACATAGCCAGCAAAGAACTTATTGAAGAAACAAACGCTTTCATGCAATTTGGTGAAGTAACAATAAAAGTAAAACCAGATTGTCATCAATTTATTCAAAATGGAAAAACAGAAAAATTTTATTTTGATGATAAAGATTTTTATTTTGATGGAGATGCAAAGGCTATGCCTTTTCTTGGCGCTCTTTACTATATTTACCAATTAAAAACAAAATCATAAAATGTCAAATGTTTCATTTAAAGTTAATTATTTAGAATTAGGAAAAATTTTTGAACAAAAAATGGATTCTGATTCTAGAATTGCAAACATGGTGGACGACCATATTAAAAGGGCTTTTGAAAAAAATAAAAATTTATTAATTTCAGAGTTTAATAATCATAAAATTACTGTTGAATTAAAAAATGGACCGGGAGCTTCAAATATAAGTAACACGTTGGGAGGATATGGTAATTTGTTTTCGTTTTTAGGATTTTTTCAATCAAGAAATCCAATAGAAGAATTAGAAAATTTATTATCGACAATGTCTATAAGAAAAACTACCAGAAAAGGTAAAACTTTTTATTATAGAATAAATTTGCCAACAAAATCTCAAATATCTGATGCGACAAAAATGAATTGGGGATCTGGTTCAAGTTGGGCTTATGCTGTAGAAAATGGAGATTTTAATGGAGACGCAAATTTATCTCATTATATTTATAAAACTTGGATAAAAGGTAGATCAAAGATGGGTTTACAAGCAAAAGGAAATATTTCAGAAAAAGATTTTTCTCCAACGCCATATCTTACGCCCATGTTTGAAAGTTTTAGAAATAGAATGATTGCAAATATAAAAGTGTAAATAATTATAATGCGTCCACAATTAGATAATAAAATAATAAGCAGCTTCCTTTTGTATATCGATAATCGAATTCAACAAAGGGGAGAAGCCTTCTATAACACAAACGGATTATTTTATCCAACTAATAGCAATATTAATGGTTTATATGCCTATACATGTCCATATAAGCAATTATGTAATGATGTTTCAATACCAAACGTCACTGTAATGTCTGGCGTTTATTTAAATAATAATTATGTTTCAGTTGGCGAATCTGGTTTAGTGGCTATAAATCATTATGATGGGGCTCTTTATTTTAATTCTGGACTCCCCAAAAACACTATTATAAGTGGTAATTTTGCAATTAAAGATTTTTCTATTTATTTATCTGATCAGCCGGATTATAAATTATTATTTGAAACAAAGTATTATACAAATTCAAAATTTGGAAATCCTCCAAGAAGTGGATTACCTTTAGATGTAAAAACAGCCCCAGCTATATATTTAACAGTTAAAAATCAAGAAAATAAACCTCTTGTTTTCGCTGGGTTAGATGATAATACAATTCAATTAAGAGCAGTTGTTATAGCTGAAAATGCTTATCAAAAAATAGCTGTTTGCAATATTTTAAAAAATTTATTCATGCGTCCATTTAGACTGGTAGATTCCACTCCTTTTGATTATTTAGGTAATATGACGGGAGTTAATTATAATTATACTGGCTTATCTCATAGCGACATTTATAGACCATTAGTATTAAAAAGTAAAGTTTCTGAAATTAATTTAGAGGGTGAATTTCTAGATATGAAAAAGCAATTTGCTTTTGTTGACTTTGATATATCAACTTGGAATGGAAATATTTAAAAAAAGGATATTTTTTCACATAAC